CTACAAACTAACGCTAATAATTTTGAAGGCGAGTTAGCATACGAGGTAGCAGATGATGGTATTTCTCCCACAATTGATCTTTCTTTTAATTTTACTTTTTATGGCTCTACATTTAGCCAAGCAAGGATGGCAACAAATGGGTGTCTGCATTTTGGCTCTAGTGGCAGCTATTGTAGCGACTACACTCCTGATCCTATTAACGGGCAACACACCTACACCATATATCCATTCTGGACTGACCTTATAAGAGACAACGATTCTCGCATGAAGTCTTGGGGTGACTCAAGCAAGATGATCTTTGGGTGGTACGATATGCGAGAATACAATCGTGCATCAGACAACAGCTTTGAAATAATTCTTTGGAACAACAGCTCGTTTGATATTCGTTATGGTGCATTAGACATTATTAACCATGATGTATTAATAGGTGAAGTAGGCTCTAAAAAAGAAGATTCATACACCTATTACTATCACGATGAGTGTAATACTGGCACAACCAACAGCTCTAGTTGCTATAACTACGATTGGAACAACTCTGACAAAAATACTAACCTAGAAAATGGCGGTTCTTTATACGGGTCAGGCAGTGGCAATGGTGTTGATTGTAGCAATGCACTAAATGATACTAGTTGCTCTGGATACGCTGATGCCTACCAGACTCAACAATGTAATATCACTCAGCTTTATAATGAATCATGTCCTTTATATTGGGAAGCGTATGACGATGAACAGTGCGATCAAGACCCACAGTATGCTCCTTTTTGCCAAGGTTATAGACAGGAAGAGTCTGTAGCTTTCTTTGATGATGAGCAAGTTGATTATGGTTATGAAGAAGAAGAGCAGTTTGGCTACGAGCAAGAACCGATGTTTGAAGAGTTTGTGTTTGAAGAACAACGCTTTGAAGAGCAAGAGTTTATGTTTGAAGAAGAGATAATATTTGAACAAATGTTTGCACAAGAGGAATACCAAGAACCTCTTGAGCCAATGCATGATACACCCATGCATGAAGAGGAAGCATTTTTACCCATGGAAGATTTGTTAATTGACGAGTTTATCTTTCAAGAAACCTTTCTTGTAGAAGACTTTCGTGAGCCTGAAACATTTATTGAGCTTGAGACTATAGATCAACTAGAAGAATGGTTCGAAGAAGAAACAAGGCGAGAAGAAGAAATTGCAATATTAGAAGAACCCGAAGAAGAGTTTTTAGAAGAAATATTTGAAGAAGAAGTGGTTGAAGAAATATTTGAAGCCATAGAAGAACGCATGGCTGAAGCTGAAATAGAAGAAGAAAGGATTGAAAGAGAAGAAGTTACAGAAGAGTTTCAAGAAGTCTTCGAAGAAGAGTTTGAGGTTGCGGAAAGAGAAAATGTTAAAGGTGAAAGCTCAATTAGCAGAGAGATAGCACTTAAAATTGTTTCTGCAACAATCACAACAGCCAAAAACAGTATCAGTGGCACTGACTCAGGCAACTCAGTTCACGCAACTGGTGGTGGTAATGTCTCAGGCAACTCTGCTAACTCATCGTCTAACTCTGGAATTAGCGTTTCAAACTCTCCAAGCATGTCGGACCAGTTTGCGTCTTCTACAGCACAAACAAACCAAGTGTTAGATATGAGCAACTCTTCTGTCTCAGATTCAAGTTTTAGCTCAGACACAATTGACGCAGATGCCTCTGGCGTTGAAGTGGTGGTTGCAGATTTAAACACAGAAACAACCCAAGATCAGATGGATACATCAATTGTGCAAGCTTCTACTGACTCAGAGTCTGAAACCACGGTTGAAAGCATTATTGCTCAGAACCTTCAAGATGCACAAGAACAAGTAACAGCTCAACAAGAAGAAACTGGAGAGTACGGCTCAGAGAACGCAATCATTGCTGTCATGGGTTTTGTTCCAGAGTTTAACAACTATAGGCTTGTCAACATACCACAAAAAGAATCTTGGTATATGCCCAAAAACATTTATACTAACAATACATTGTCGGATAACACTGAAGCATTTTACGGCTTAGCGGGACAAAGCATCAGAACATTGACCGACTTAAAAAATTTACAGCCAAATCTATAGGAGCAAAGAATGAATTGGTTTGAAAACAAAACAACTCAATTGATAGCCCTTGCTGGCATAGTCACAACCCTAGCAGGCTTTGGCTACACTGGTGCTACCTACGTTAACAGAATAGATAACTTAGAAGCCCAGATTGGTGGAATCGGTGATACTGAGCAAGCTCAAAAGGTTATTGAAGAACGATTTGCGACAATAGAGACATCTGTGCAATACTTGGAAAAACAAATAAACGATATTGATGTTCCAGATGTTACTGAAATCAAAACAGATATAGCTACCATTAAAGCAGACTTACAAAGTTTAGATAAAGATATTAAAAAACTAGAAACTGGCAATCCATTAGCGGGGTAAATATGAAATTTAATTTAATTAAAAACGTAGTAGGTGCTTTGGCTCCTACGCTTGGTTCAGCATTAGGCGGTCCTTTGGGCGGTCAAGCAGCTTCTGTTATTGCAGGCGTTTTAGGCTGTAAAACAGACCCAAAATCTATTAACCAAGCCATACAATCAGCCACACCAGAGCAAATGTTAGAACTTAAAAAAGCCGAACAAGGTTTTGAGCTACAGATGAAAGAATTAGATGTAGATATTTTTGCATTAGAAACGGCAGAAAAACAAGATGCCAGAAAAACTTTTAACAAAGACTGGACCGCTAGAATTATGGGTATTGCGGTAGTTGGTGGATTTATGGGCTACATATTCTTAGTTACCCTTCAACCACCAGAACAAAACAGCGAAGCATTAATTAATTTAGTGCTTGGTTATTTAGGTGGTTTAGCATCGGCAGTAATATCATTTTACTTTGGTGCTTCTAATACAGGAAACAGTGATGGTAGCTAAACCCACAGTGCAATCAGTTTCTTCTCAGTTAAATTCTCACGAGGCAAAATGCGAAGAAAGATGGAAGACCATATTCAAAGAAACAGCAGAAATAAAACAAGAAATGAACGATCTAAATGGAACGCTAAAGATGGCTTTGTTTGGCTCTTTCGGCTTTATGGCTACCTTGCTAACCGCATTTATTCTAGGCGTATTCAACGGATAATGCATATTTCAGAAGAGGGCTTGTGCCTTATTAAAAAATTTGAAGGGTGTGAAATGCGGGCATATAAATGTGCTGCTGGAGTTCCTACAATTGCTTATGGCAGAACAAAAAATGTGAAAATGGGCGACACTTGCACAAAAGAGCAAGCCGAAGAATGGCTCAAAGAAGAAATTAAAGAATACGAAAACCATGTAGAGGATGCTGTAATAGTACCTTTAAATCAAAATCAATTTGATGCTTTGGTTTCATGGACTTACAACTTGGGTCCAACCAATTTAAATAGCTCAACCATGTTAAAGGTTTTAAACCAAGCTGATTATGAAAATGTTCCAGCCCAAATAAAAAGATGGAACAAAGCAGGTGGAAAGGTGCTTGAGGGTTTAACCCGAAGGCGAAATGCCGAATCTCTTCTCTTTGAAGGTAAGGAGTGGGGTAAAATTTAGGAGTCAGTTTGCCACATGCCACTACACGCATAGCGTTAGCAGGTGAATATTTGGCAGCATCATACTTGCTGAGATTTTGCGACTCTGTCATTTTAGCTCCACAAGCCCACAGAAGTGACATAATACTAGACCATCAGGGCGAACTTTACAGAGTACAAGTCAAAACAACCAATTCAACTTACCTCAGAAGAAATAAAAATTTCTACCGATGGGAGTTGCGTGCAGGAAGAAGAACTACAAAAAAAACAAGGCAAGATTCACATGAAAGATATGGCGATGGACAAATAGATTTATTTTGTTTTGTAGCTTTGTCTATTAATAAGGTGATATTTATGCCATTTAGTAACAAAAAAAACTTAACAGAGTTTGCTAAAACAGAAGATAACTTGCATGCAATTGACACAGAAACTTCTTTGCAAGACTGTCTAAATTATATAAATAAAACCCCAAAATTAAATCCTTTGGATTTAGAGTAAAATAAGTTAAAATCAACACTTAACAAAAGAGAAAGCTTATGCCATCAACCAAACGAAATACCTTTACCTTAGACACAGCATTAATAAAGCTTCAGACGATATTAGAGGAAAGGGATGAAGATTATGGTAGCTCCAACGATTTCTTTGATGACTTGGCAGACATGTGTAATGTTATTTTAGGCAACAAACTGTCAGAAAAACTTAACGGCAGTGATGCCGCAAATATCATGTTATGCATGAAACTAATCAGAATTTCACAAAATCCAAGCCATGAAGACAGTTGGATAGACACAGCAGGTTATGCCGTACTAGGACTATTAAAACAAGAAGAACTGTGTGAAAATGAAGACTGACATGTTTTTTGTGGGTATTTATATATATCTCCTCTCTCTCATGAATTCATGTCACGGGAAGCTAGTGATTCTCCCCCCTATTGAAATTGTCTGGCTTCCCACCTGACATGCTAGATTTAAACAAGATAAAATCATTCGACATTCTATCTAAAGACGAGCAGATAGAAGCCTTAACACTTATTGAAAAGTGGAAAAATATCAAAGGCAATGAAAAATGCAGACATGATTTCTTAGAATTTGTTCAAGCAATGTGGCAAGGTTTTATTATGGGTAGGCATCATAAAATCCTTGCCGAAAAGTTTAATCGCATAGCACAAGGCAAACTCAAAAGATTAATTGTTTGCTTACCACCAAGACACTCTAAATCAGAATTTGCATCGACATTCTTTCCTGCATGGATGATGGGTTTAAATCCATCTCTTAAGATTATTCAAGCCACTCACACCGCAGAACTAGCAGTACGATTTGGTCGAAGAGTTAGAAACATTATTGATTCTGAAGATTATCAATCGGTCTTTCCAAACATTAGCCTATCGGGTGACAACAAGTCAGCAGGAAGATGGACAACCAATGATGGCGGTGAAGCTTTCTATTCAGGTGTTGGTGGTGCCATCACTGGTCGTGGTGCAGATTTATTAATTATTGATGACCCTCACTCAGAGCAAGATGCCATGTCTCCAACTGCCATGGACGGTGCTTGGGAATGGTACACAT